CTTCGCATCTTCGTAGAAGATCTCGTAGAAATCGCCCATGCGGTAGAACATCAGCTGGTCCGGGTGCTGGTTTTTCAGCTTCCAGTACTGCTGCATCATTGGTGTGTGTGCGGAAAGATCAGACATTCAGGGCCTTACAGCGGGTGATCTGGTTGGCGATTATGAAACCGGCAATGGTACAGGCTTTTTCAACCAGATGCAGGCGCGGGCCATGGGGCATGCGCGCGCAGCCAGGCGCATTGCATTTGCCGGCGCATGCCTGCATTATGCATGTTATGCAAAAACGCAATGTAGCCACCGTACTCAGAGAACTGCTCGACCGCCACGGCCTGTCCCCGACGGAGCTGTACCGGCGCACGGGCGTCCCTCAATCCACCTTGTCGCGGATCCTCGGCGGCAAGATCGTCGACCCTTCAGACAAACACGTGTCGAAGATTGCCGAATACTTCGGTGTAAGCACCGAGCAGCTGCGTGGCCGCGCCGAGCTGGGCGAGTCGCGCGAAGCGGCGTTGCCGGCCCACGGCCATGCTGACCTCAGCGATATCAGCTTGTGGGACGATGAAACCCCCGTCGAGGATGACGAGGTGTCGGTACCTTTTCTTCGCGAGGTCGAATTGGCAGCAGGATCAGGAAGGTTCGTCATCGAAGAAAGCGAGCGAGCGCGGCTGCGGTTCGGCAAGCGCAGCCTGCGTCACAACGGCGTGCAGTTCGACCAGGCCAAATGTGTGACCGTGCGCGGCAACAGCATGCTGCCGGTGCTGCGCGATGGCGCGACGGTCGGTGTGAACACAGGCAAATGCTCGATCGGCGATATCATCGATGGCGACCTCTACGCCATCAACCATAACGGCCAGCTGCGGGTTAAGCAGGTTTACCGCCTGCCTACCGGTATCCGCCTGCGCAGCTTCAACCGTGACGAACACCCCGATGAGGACTACAGCTTCCAGCAGATGCAGGACGAACAGATCAGCCTGCTCGGGCATGTGTTCTGGTGGGGCATGTACGCTCGCTGACGCCTCACCCTCCCCAGAAACCCGCCTCGGCGGGTTTTTTTTCGCCTGCAGAAAATCCCTACAAAGCAAGCCATGCATGGCCTGCATGCATATCAGCAAAAATCAGCGCATAGAAATTTGAAGAAATGCATTGACTGCATATGCATGAATGCATAGCCTGTGTCTCAAGCCGGACGGAAACCGGTTGTTACACAGGCAGCGATGGACAGGCCTCAACTGTCCAGAGGGTTGGCAACTGGCCCGGGTGTGCAGCGTAAAGCACCACGATCAGTTATCCGGCGGGCAGGCGGCCGCGGTCGGAGTCACCAATTTGTAGCGCAACCGTGCGGCGTCACCAGTCGTGGCCGGCGGTTCGACAACGCATTACTGAAAAGCCTGGCGAGCCGGGCTTTTTGGAATGCCGAGGTTTTTGAAATATGCAGCGTACCCACAACCCGCCTGTTGGCCCCGTCAACAGGCATTACACAGGAGACAGGACAGTGACGAACGAGCAACAAGCGTTACTGGAGATGCCGCTCTGGCTGGTAATCGTCCTGGCATTGCTGGGCGGCCTGAGCGGCGAAATGTGGCGGGCCGACAAGGCCGGAGCCACCGGTTGGTCGTTGCTGCGCCGGCTGGCGCTGCGCTCCGGGGCCTGCATGGTCTGCGGCGTGTCGACCGTGATGCTGCTGTATGCGGGCGGCCTGTCGATCTGGGCGGCCAGTGCATTTGGCTGCATGACCGCCGTCGGCGGCGCCGATGTCGCCATGCGCCTTTACGAACGTTGGGCGATACGGCGCCTGGGCTTGCGCGACACCACGCAGGCCGACGAGCAATAAGGAGAATATGCATGAGCGAATTGGCCACTTTGCATGCGGCCGTGACCGCAACGATTCGTGAGGCGATGCCGGAACTGGCCTCGGTCGATGCTTATACAACTGTAGGAAATGCCCCAGAGCGACCGGCGCTGCGCCACGGCATTGTGCAAATGACGGCGGATGCGGCACCACGCGATGGCCGCTCGGTGCTGATCGCCACCTTCGAGGCGGATATCACCGCTGATAGCGCCAACCCCGAAGCGCGTCTGCAGGGCAGCCTGCTTGCCGCACAACTGATGGATCTGCTGCGTCAGCAGCATTGGGCACTGGACTTCGTCGAAGCCAGCCGCAACGTGCAGGCGCAATTCGAGGGCAGCGCCTGGACCGTGCGCTGGGACCAGCCGGTGCTGCTTGGCGAGGCACGCTGGAGCTGGCCGGACCAGCCTCCCGGCAACCTGGTATTGGGCTTTGCGCCAGATATTGGCTTGGGCAACGAGGCGCACTACATCGCCCCGGAGGACCTGACATGAGCTACGTCAGCGCCATGCATGACCGCATGCTGGCGTGCATGGTCATTCCCTGCCGGGTGGTTGCGGTGGACCTTGCAGCCGCTCGGGTGCGGGTATCCGATGGCAGTGGCTGGACCAGCGCCTGGCTGCGCTGGCATGCCCAGGCTGCCGGCCAGGCCCGGCACTGGCGAGCACCCAGCCTGGGCGAGCAGGGCGTGCTGCTCAGCCCCAGTGGCGAGCCGGCCCAGGGCACGTTCCTCCCCGGCCTGTATGGCAATGCTGGCAGTGCGGCGGATAACCGTGAGCATGCCGAGGTCTGGCGTTTCGCCGATGGTGGTTCGCTCAGCTATGACTGGCAAGCCAGCCACTACGACATCCAGCTGCCTGGCGGCAGCGCGACCATCAAGGTCGGCGCCAGCACCGTTCAGGTCAGCGACGCTGCGATCAATCTTCAGGCGGCAGCGATCAACCTCACTGGCAACGTCACCATCGACGGCGCGCTGCAGGTCAGCGGCGATATCAACGGCGGTGGGCGGATTATCGATACCGCCGGCAACACGGCCAATCACAAACACTGAATCAAGCCCGCCCACGCGGGCTTTTTCATATCAGGAGAATGCCATGCATACCCATGAACAGGGCGGTGCACCATGATCGGCATGGACCGCCGCACCGGCCAGCCATTGGCCGGCATCGATCATTTGCGCCAGTCCATCGAAGACATCCTCACCACGCCGCTGGGCAGCCGTCGCATGCGCCCTGAATACGGCAGCCAGCTGCGGCGCTTCGTCGACCTGCCAGTCAACGAGGGCTGGAAAAGCGCCGTGCAAGCCGAAGTGGCCCGCGCGCTGGGCCGTTGGGAGCCGCGCCTGCAATTGCAGCGGGTCAAGGTCGTCGCGGTGCTAGACGGCCAGGTCAGCCTGGCTTTGAGCGGTCGCTACCTGGGCGACGACGCGTTGGTGGAGGTGAGCGTATGAGCCAGGTCGACCTGTCGAAACTGCCTGCACCACAGCTGTTGGAGGACCTCGACTACGAAGCCCTCTATCAGGCCGACCTGGACACCTTCCGCGAATACCTGGGCGACGCCTGGAGCGCCAATCTGGAGAGCGACCCGGTCACCAAGCTGCTCGAAGTCGGTGCCTACCGCAAGCTGCTCAACCGGGCGCGCATCAACGATGCCGCCAAGGCGCTGCTGCTGGCCTACGCCCAGGGCTCTGACCTGGACCAGCTGGCGGCAAATGTCAGCCTGCAGCGCCTGGTGATCCAGGCCGAGGACCTGGCCAGCGTCCCGCCCGTCGAGGCCCTGCTGGAGGCGGACGATGCCCTGCGTGAGCGGGTGCAGCTGGTCTACGAAGGCCTGACCACCGCGGGCCCGCGCAACAGTTACATCCTGCATGCCCGCAACGCTTCGGGGCAGGTGGCTGACGCCACCGCCGAAAGCCCGTCGCCGGCCGTAGTGGATGTCACCGTGCTGGGCCTGGAAGGCAATGGCGAGGCCAGCCCCGAGCTGCTGGCGCAGGTGGCGGCTTATCTCAACGATGACGACATACGCCCGGTCGCCGACCGGGTCAATGTACGCAGCGCCGAAATCCTACCCTATCGCATCGATGCCGTGCTGTACCTGGCCGACAGCGGCCCTGAGTACGAGGCGATCCTCGCCGAGTGCCAGCGTCGCCTGGAGGCCTGGATCAACCCGCGACGGCGGCTTGGCGTGGAAGTGGCCCGTTCGGGGATCGATGCCCAGCTGCATATCGATGGTGTCAGCCGGGTCGAGCTGAGCGGTTGGGCGGATATTCGCCCGAGCAAGGCCCAGGCAGCGTGGTGCAGCGGTTTCACCTTGAAGCGGGGTGGCTGACATGCAGAGCCTGTTGCCGCTCAATCGCTCAGCGCTGGAGCGGGCCATCGAAGTGGCGGCCGATGAGGACCTGAAGGTCAGCCTGCGCCGGCTCTACAGCCCCGACAGCTGCCCCGCGCAGTTGCTTTATCACTTGGCCTGGGCCTGGTCGGTGGACCGCTGGGAAGACAGCTGGAGTGACGAGATCAAGCGTTCGGTGATCCGCGCGGCGTTCTTCGTCCACGCCCACAAAGGCACCCTCGGTGCGCTCCGGCGTGTGGTGGAGCCGTTCGGCTACCTGATCGAGGTGCAGGAGTGGTGGCAAGCCACGCCGCCTGCACAGGCGGGCACCTTCGCACTGAAGATCGGCGTTTCCGATGCGGGCATCAGCGAAAGCACCTATCAGGAGCTGTCATCGCTGATCGACGACGCCCGCCCGGTCAGCCGCCACCTGACCGGCCTGGTCATCAGCCTCGAAAGCCGTGGCGCCCTTCATGTCGGCTGCGCGATCCAGGACGGCGACGAACTGGACATCTATCCGCTGGCACCCCGTGACATCGAAGTCATCGGTGCCATAGGTCGTGGCGGCCGCGAACATACAATCGATACCTTGGATATTGCACATGGTTGACCAGACTTCTCAGTTCTACGCCATCCTCACCAATGTGGGCGCGGCGAAACAAGCCAACGCGGATGCCTTGGGCATCGCATGGAAAATCACCCAGATGGGTGTCGGCGACGCCAACGGCACCGACCCCACCCCCAATGCCACCCAGACCAGCCTGATCAACGAATGGCGACGTGCGCCGTTGAATCAGCTGAAAGTGGACGATAAAAACAGCGCAATCATCATTGCCGAGCAGGTCATCCCGGCGGATGTCGGCGGCAAGTGGATCCGCGAGATCGCGCTTTACGATGCCGATGGCGACATGGTGGCCGTGGCCAACTGTGCGCCGACCTACAAACCGCTGCTTAGCCAGGGCTCGGGGCGTACCCAGGTGGTGCGGATGAACCTGGTGGTGAGCAGTGCCAGCAACGTGCAGCTCAAAATCGACCCGGGCGTGGTCCTGGCTACCCGTGAATGGGTCACTGAGGAGTTGGCGAAGCAGGACTTCAAACACTCGGTACTAGTGGCCACCACCGGGCCTGTCACCCTGAGCGGCCTGCAGACGGTCGATGGCGTGGCACTCACCGCTGGCGTACGGGTGCTGGTGAAGAACCAGGCAGCTGGCAAGGATAACGGCCTTTATCAAGTAGTGGCTGGTGGTGCATGGACGCGCAGCCCAGATGCTGATGCCAGTGCCAAGGTCACGCCTGGCATGTTGGTGTTGGTCGAGCGTGGCACGGTTAACGCCGACAGCGCGTGGCAGCTGGTGACCGATGCGCCGGTTACCCTGGGCGTCACGGCCCTTACCTATGAAATGACCTTTGGCCGCACCGGGGTAGCCCCAGGCACTTACCGCAGCGTCACGGTGGATGACTACGGCCGGGTAACCGCAGCGAGTAACCCGACAACGGTGGCGGGGTACGGCCTGACTGATGTTTACACCAAAACCCAGGTCGACACTGCCCTGACACTCAAGGCGAACTTGGCCAGCCCGGCATTTAGCGGTGTCCCTACGGCGCCGACGCCGGCGGCCGGCACCAATACTGCCCAGCTGGCTAACACGGCGTTTGTGCAGGCGGCCATTGCGGCGTTGATCGCCTCGGCCCCAGGCGCCCTGGACACGCTCAATGAGTTGGCGGCAGCGCTGGGTAACGATCCGAACTTTGCCACCACCGTGACCAACGCTTTGGCACTCAAAGCACCGCTCGCAAACCCTGTGTTTTCCGGCAATCCAACGGCGCCGACGCCCGCGCAATTGGACAACAGCAAATCGTTGGCCACTACCGATTTTGTCAAAAAGTCCGGTTTGACGTTGTCCCGGTTCAACGCTTACACCACGAGTACCGTGCTGGCTGCGAGCGTGGTGGGCTCAGCGGTGGAATTCTACGGAACGGTTACGGGGCAGACGCTGACGTTGCCACTGTCATCCGAAGTACGAGTCGCAGACGTCATCTTGCTATTCAACTGGGGGACGGTGCCCGCCACCATCGCCCGGCAGGGCGCGGACCAGATCGGATCTGGTGCAGGTGGCGGCGTTTCATCAATGGTCATGCAGCCGGGCGACAACTTGATGCTTGTTGCAGGCTCTAACTTGTGGTTCATCGTTGGTGGCACTGCTGCTAACCAGTTCGCTGGCTCTTTCCGAGCCTCTGTTGGTGTGGCTGGTTACCAGATGTTCCCCTCCGGCCTGATCAGGCAGTGGGGAATGAGCAGCGTCGCTACTGCGGCTTCCCCAAACGTTGATGTCATTTTCCCCATTGCCTTCCCAAATGCATTTTTAGGGATCAATGAGCACGATTACACCGGGGATGGTGGAAATACGAGATCTTTCTGGCAATTTTCGATGCCAACCAAAACGGGGGTCCGGTGCACCAACCTTTTCGCGATCACGGGCGGAAGTCCACCCCAGCTGCTGACCCCAACTGCTGCCCAGTGCAGCTGGGAAGCCTGGGGCTATTAAAAGGAAACACCTATGACAATTTTGACTAGCAGAAGCGTGAAGGCCTTTTTCAACAGCGAAGTGCATTCGGCTGAGCAGATGCCTGATGATGCCACAGAAATTACCCCGGAACTCTATCAGGCCCTTTTACAGGGCCCTGCGAACAATAAGGTTATCGACTTCTCAGTGGTGCCGCCGGCACTGAGGGATCCCGAAAAGGTATGGCCGACTGCGACCCAGTTGGCATTCCTGATCGATCAGAAAGTAGCTCTGATGTATCAAGCTTGGACCCGTTTCACTACGGAGTATCAGGCTAAGGAGGCCGCCGCGCTCACCTACAAGGCAGCCTCTTATCGAGGCGAGATAAGCATCTGGATCAGCAGCTATGCCGACGCGGCAGGGATTGGCTACAAGGAGGCCGCCGAGCACATCTTGATGCAAGCCGAAAGCCTGCGCGCGGCGCAAGTCCAGGTCGCCCAGTTGCGCATGCGAAAGTTCGAGTTGACCGACTTGGCGGATGAGCCCCGCTATCAGCTGTATGAAGAGATTGTCGCCGAGATTGACCAAGTGAGTGCGACGGTCGACCCATTCATTTGATGGCGATGCTGTGCCCTCTGACCCAAACGCCCCGCACTGACGGGGCGTTTTCTTTCCTGCTGTACCACCCAGGCCCTGCATTGCAGGGCTTTTGTATATCTGGAGTAAATATGACTGGATTCTTCCACGGCGTCACCGTAACCAACGTCGACACCGGCGCCCGCAGCATCGCGCTGCCTTCTTCCTCGATCATCGGCCTGGTCGACACCTTCACCGAAGGCGCTGGCGCCACGGCCAGAGCCAACGACCTGGTGCTGATCACCAGCGAACGTGAAGCCGTCGCCGCCTTCGGCGAAAACGCCGCCATCACCAAGGCCTGCCGGGCCATCTACACCCGCGCCAAGGCGGTCATTGTCGCCTGTGGCGTGGCCAAGCTGGACGATGCAGCGGAGCAGACCGCCGCGATCATCGGCAGCGTTCAGGCCGACGGCAAACGCACCGGCCTGCAAGCGCTACTCGACGGCAAGAGCCGCTTCAATGCCCAGCCGCGGCTGCTGGCCGCACCACGCCACAGCGCCACCCAGGCGGTCGGCACCGCCCTGGTAGCGCTGGCTGACAAGCTGCGCGGCATCGCCATCATCGACGGCCCCAACACCACTGATGAGGCAGCCCTCGACTACGCCAAGCACTTCGGCGCCAAGCGCGCCTTCCTGGTCGACCCGGGCGTGCAGTACTGGGACAACGGCGAGGAGGCCACCGTCGATGCGCCGGGCTCGGCCTGGGTCGCCGGCCTGTTCGCCTGGACCGACAGCGAATACGGCTTCTGGGCCTCGCCGTCGAACAAGGAGTTCGTCGGCGTCACCGGCACCGTCCGCCCGGTGGAGTTCCTCGATGGCGACGACAGCTGCCGCGCCAACCTGCTGAACAACGCCAACATCGCCACCATCATCCGCGATGACGGCTTCCGCCTGTGGGGTAACCGCACCCTGTCCAGCGACCCGAAATGGGCGTTCGTCACCCGTGTGCGAACCATGGACATCGTCATGGACGCGATCCTCTACGGCCACAAGTGGGCGGTCGACCGCGCCATCACTGCCACCTACGTCAAGGACGTCACCGAAGGCCTGCAGGCCTTCATGCGCGACCTGAAGAACCAGGGCGCGATCATCAACTTCGAGGTCTTCGCCGACCCGGAGCTGAACACCGCCAGCCAGCTCGAGCAGGGCAAGGTGTACTGGAACATCCGCTTCACCGACGTGCCGCCTGCCGAAAACCCCAATTTCCGCGTTGAAGTCACTAACCAGTGGCTGACCGAAGTTCTCGATTCCGCCGCTTAAGGAGCGCATCTACATGGCAATGATTCCCGAAACCCTGGCCAACCTGAACCTGTTCGTCGATGGCGTCAGCTTCCAGGGCGATGTACCCAGCCTGACCCTGCCCAAACTCACCCTGAAGATGGAAGAACACCGCCCCGGCGGCATGGACATGCCGGTCGAGATGGACCTGGGCATGGAAAAGCAGGAAGCGGCCTTCACCACCACTGGCGTGCGCCGTGAAGCGCTGAAATTCTTCGGCCTGGCCGATGGCAGCGGCTTCAATGGCACCTTCCGCGGCGCCTTCAAGGGCCTCAAGGGCAAGATCAACCCGGTGGTGGTGACCCTGCGTGGCACCCTGAAGGAAATCGACATGGGCGACTGGAAGTCCGGCGACAAGGCCGAGATCAAGCACAGCGTCGGCCTGACCTACTACAAGCTCGAAGTCGATGGCCGCCTGATCTACGAAATCGACGCACTGGGCATGAAGCGGGTGATCGATGGCGTCGACCAGTTGGCCGCCCAGCGCGCTGCGCTCGGCTTGTAAGGGGGCGACCATGGCTCAAGCGAAAAAGCAGCCACAGTGGCTGACCCTCAGTGCCGACCGCGTCACCGTGCGCCTGTCGCGCCCCAGCGAAGCCAATGGCGTGCAGGTCGACAGCCTGTCGCTGCGGGCGCCGACCGTGCGCGATATCCGCAATGCCCAGGCCGGTGGTGCGGCTGATGACGAGCAGCGCGAACTTAACCTGTTCGCGTCGCTGGCCGAGGTTGGCATCAAGGACCTCGAAGGCCTTGCCCTGAAGGACTATGGCCGCCTGCAAAGCGGCTATTTTCGCCTGGTGCAGGACGACGAACTTTGACCCGGCCCGGCAGAAGGCCGCAGCAAAGCGGCTGGCCAAGGAGCTGAACTTTTCCGCGAGCGAAATCATGACCATGTCGTACGGCGACATGGTCTGGTGGCTCGCGCCGTGACAAGGAGGAACCTATGGCGAACACACAGGTGTTCACCCTCGGGCTCGGCGTCACCGTCACCAACCCCTTGGGCCATGCCATCGAGCAGCTGCGCCAGGATGTCGAACGCCTGCGCAGGCAGGCGGATGGCACCCGGCTTGGCAGGCTCATCGGCGAGTTGATCCGCCTGGGGTTGGAGCTCGGCAAGGTACGCCAGGTCGAACGCCAGCTGGCGCTGGACCAGGAG